CCAGTTTTGTTCGCCTCGTGATTTTAAATTAACCATTTTGGCATAACAGACACCACGATAACATAAAAATCCGAAGACTTTATCTGGGTCGTGTTTTTCTGGATCATATACTGGAAGATCTTGTTGAAATTTGATCTTCAGCATATGTCACACCTCACTTATTATAGGTGTGACCACGATAGCAGAAAGTACCATGTACTTCATCAGTTCCTTGCTGACACTCATAGCGGACACCACGGTAAGTGGTGGCAGCGATTTGAGCATCATGAAGAGCTGCTGCTTTCTTGATCTGATTACGAATGAGGTTAAGTGTGTTCATTGTAGGTCTCCTAAAGGATGGGTTTGTTAAAACGCCGTTCCTTCAGTCGTTTGCGTCCCAATCACACTGAGGTGTTGCTTCCTTTAAGGTTTCAATAACCTCAGTTTGAATAGTTTTACTCACATTATCATTTTCATTGACACGACTGATCACATCAGCAGCATCTTGACAGGAAATAGAAATATAGAGTAAAAGATCAATCATGGGATGAACGATTAGAGTGATTTTTTACAGCGACGAGTAGTAAGTGCAATAAATCATTCTAATTGCTTACGCTCCGTTCCGCGACTTACTTGCGTCAGAGGCAATACCTCTGATGAACGTATGAGTCATTATAGATCTCATGTATTATTTAGTCAAGTGGGAGGATAAAATTTTACTTCGACCCTACAGACCAAAATTTTGCTGGGATTTTTTTTCCGACTTTTTTGGATTTAAAAGTCGATTTTAGTCAGCGTTCAATATAACTTAATGTATGACTGGTTGAACATAGTTGTTGGACAATAATGTCACACCCAATCTTTGGATTAGAATCGCCGCAAGTAAAGATATCAACTGCAGCATTTCCATCTTCAGGCCATGTATGAATGCTAATGTGACTTTCTGAAAGTAAAGTCAATACTGTTACGCCTTGAGGTTTAAACTTTTTATAAATGCTTTGAATGACATGAGCACCGCTAACATAAGCAGCATTTTCTAATAAATCTATCAAAATAACTGGATCATCTAAAAGTTTAAATGGACATCCATAAAGATTTAACAAAAAATGTTTTCCCATTTACAAAGGATTATCCTCCGCTTCCTTAATAAGATTAGTTATGTAGGTTTCAGTTCCACTTATTTTTTTAACTTCATATAAAGAAGACTTTATATATTTTTTTGCTTTCTTATATTTTTTTCAAGATTTTATCGATTTCATTTTTATTAAGTTGAACTTCGATTTCAACTTCTTCATCTTTAAATCCTTCACTCATTTTTTTTACTTTTTTTAGATTTATTTGTATTTCCCCAAAGTTTTGGATTCATACCACCATACCCAAAATCTATTTTTTGAATGGAGTTTTTTCCATATTTGTCATAATAAAAGTCAAAAAGATCTGCATTTTTTTTACATCTTGTCAGATCTATATGTTGCTCTCCATCTACAATATACCAAATCAATCGAGCATCATTTGGAAAAGATTTATCTTTTGCTTGTTCGATTGTTGTTTTTTCAAGGAGAATCTGACAGCCATATGATGATGGGTCATTTGAATTAATTTTATTTGCCATGAATACTATAAATCAGTTTTATATTAAGAACGACCTCCCCATCGAATATCTGGATAAGCGTCTTTTACATTTTGCCAAGTAACTTTATACTTGTCAGTCAACTTTTTATCTTTCACTAAGCATAAAAGTTCTGCTTCACTTGGATGCAATCCTTGAAGCATGTTGATAAACATAGTCTCTCTACGAATAGATGACAATGTTTTGTTGCCATTTTTTACAAAGTTATAAAGTTTATCGTATTCGTTTCTCAATGAAGTTCTTCCTTGACGGACATCACCATCAACTCCATTATACCCAACACCTTTTCCTTGTCCGCTAAGTTGTCTATTAACAGAATCAGAAAGAGTGCCTCCAACCGAACTCATTTCTTTAATATCAGCATACGGTACTTCTCCAGGAGGAAGAAGACTTACTACAGAATCATCAAAGTTCCAAATAAAAATAGATACAAGAGCATGGTTACGATACTCTTGTAAATATTGGATTTTTTTACTGGCACTCCTTTGATTGCTTACTAGATCTAGAATCTCATGCTGAAAACAGTTTGGATCTAACTTAGTAGGTTGTACCTGTGGTCTTTTTCGATTAGTCTTCGTTGTTGTAGTCTTCTGTGTCATCGTCATTTTCAAAACGTACTGCTAGGATTTCATCTGGAATAATGTTGCCATTTTGATCAAAAAACTCGGGATGCATATTGATTGGTTGATTTTCTAGATAAACTCTATTTGCGATCCAACCTACTATACCACCAACTAAGAAAAATAGCAAGGTCATCATTACAGACATGGTGAGCACTAATGCATGTTCCATTTACTTTACCCCTGAGGTTACTTTGATTTTTTAATATCAAGTTCTAGGTTGAAGTTAAAATGAATCTCTCTTCGGAAGAGAGATATCATCTTACCAAACCTAACTTGAAAGGTTTTAGGCTTAGGTGATTCCCTCCTGTTCCGTTTTAGCATTAACTCAAATCCTTTATTAATCTCTAAAGGATCATCTGTACTATTTAGTTGCCTTTTTTCTTCTTCCTCTCCTCTTCTCATAGTTGTACTTCTCCGCATCTTCTAATATGCCACTAAGATAAGTTTTAATTTTTCTCGCTTGTGGTTTAGGGATATGTCCATATCCCTCACGAAGTTGTTTATGTTGTTCGTCAGCACCGCCTTTAATATATTCTTCAAGATCATTAATCATATAAGAAATACTTTGTGCAGTTTCACTTGAAATAAACTCTTCAACTTCTCGTTTTAAAGTTTTACGAAGCTTCAAATAATCATAAAACTTCATAACGAACTTTCCCTCAAAAGCGTAATCAATAGATTTTTCTACGTCGTAATACACTTCTTGTTCCACATTTAAAAAAGGTTGTTTTCTTTTATATATTTGAGTGTTTGCGTACATCCTCCAAGTTTATTTCCATTTAGA